TTGTAAATAGAGATGATAGAAGTATTGTAAAGTACACTGATCCAAATGGAAAAGTTTGGTCAATTCCTGTTTTACAAAATGGTGATGGTAATCGTTTCTATCAAAAATTCATCCAAGACGTTGCCGAACAAGGTCTATCCATAGTAGAAGGTCCAGACATCATTGAACCTTCCTATGTTGAACTCAGAGCAGCAGAATATCCTTCACTCCAAGAACAGGAGGATATGAAGTACTGGGATGAGATTAATGGCACAACAGTATGGAGAGACACCATCACTGCCATTAAGGATAAGTATCCAAAGACCATCACAGGTGGAACAACAATTGGACCAGTTCCTGATTGGGTACAAGAAGCAGTAGATGCTTACAACGCATCATAAATATCTAAAAAACTATAATGGCAAGTAGACTTCGTGTAGATGAAATATTACCTTCCGTTGGTAATAACATAGCTATTGGAACTGCTACTGGTTCTGTATCTTTTGCCAATGCGACTTATACAGTAGGTACTGGTGCTTCTGTAAGTTCCCCAGCAACCAATGTGTTGGCACTGGGGACTAATGATGCTGAGAGAGTTAGAATAGATTCAAGTGGCAATGTCGGCATCGGGACTGATAATCCATTATATAAATTAGATGTTTTAGAGGGTTCTTCGAATGTTGCAAGATTTAGTAGAACTGGAGGACAGTGGGCAAAAGTTAATATAACGGCAGGACTTGTTGGTGGAAACAGTTATATAACATTTGGAGATCCGGACGAAGGAGAATCTGGTGCTATTAATTATGAGCACACTGATGATAGTTTACGATTTGAAACTTGGAATGGTACTAGCAAAGTTGAAAGACTTCGTATAACTACAAATGGAGACACTCAAGTAGCAGCAGGTAGTTCTTTATACCTTGCTAACGGCAACCTAGTATTCTCAACATCAGGAACTGGTATTGACTTCTCTGCGACTGCTGATGGTGGAACTACAACTCCTAATGAACTCTTGGACGATTATGAAGAAGGCACTTGGACACCAGCATTTACTGGACTTACATCACCCACGTATACTACTCAAGATGGTGTATACACTAAAGTTGGTAATTTAATTTATTGCGAATGTCGAGTAAAATTGAGTAATACTGGGACTGCCAGTGGTGGTGCCTTACAAATCTCTGGATTTCCTTACAATTCAAGTTCTAGTCTTGTATCGAGACTTGGTGCATATAGTTTTAATTACATTACCATTACAAGTCAAGATGAAGGAACTTTAGAAGCTTCTTATTTGGGATCTAGTACAGCTGTTTTCAATATACTGGCAAATGGGCATGTGTCTGTTTTAAATACTGCTCTAACAAATACTTCTCAAGTTGACTTGATGATTGTTTACAGAACATTGTAATAAATACCTACGCCTAAACCTGTTTAATTCGGAAAATTATCCGAAAGGAAGTAGTAGTCTAATAAATACTTAAAAAACTGATATGTCATATCTCGGCAATCAACCAGCAACGGGTGAAAATAATTCGTTTAAGATACTTGATGATATCACGTCATATACTCTGACGTTTGATGGTTCATCATCATCTGTTGTGTCAACTGCTGATAATACGATTCGTTATAATAATCATCGATTCATTACTGGTCAGCGAGTGACTTATAATGATGGTGGTGGAACAGCAATTGGTGGATTGTCTGATGGTGTATATTATATTATTAAGAATGATAAAAATACAATTAAACTTGCTTCATCATTAGCAAATGCAAATGCTGGAACAGCAGAATCTCTCAGTGGATTGGGTGTTGGTGTCTCCCATACACTGAACGTCGCCTTTGATGGTGTTAATACTAAGTTTGTTGCATCATATGATGATGGAACCAAAGCCCAAATGTCAAGGGCAGCACAACTTACTATTTCTATTAATGGTGTTATTCAAAAACCCAGTGATACTGCATCACCAACTGATGGTTTTGGATATGATGTAGATTCAATCATTGTATTTTCAACTGCTCCAGCAGCAACTGATGTTTTTTGGGGACACCTTGTAGCAAATAACTTCCCTTCATTTGATATATCAGATAATAAGGTTGATAATTTTACTGGGGATGGCAGTACCGTATCATTTACACTATCAAAACCAGCACTTAATAATGAAAATGTTTTAGTCACATTAGATGGTGTAGTACAATATCCATCCGATAATTATAATACAAGAGCGTATAGTGTATCAGAGAATGTTATAACATTCTCTTCTGCTCCTAGTCTAGGAGTTGTTATTCAAGTCAGGCATATTGGATTTGCTGGTGCATCTACAAGTAGTGTTACTGGATTCTACGGTCGCACTGGTAATGTAGGAATCTCAACATTAGATAATGTAGAAGTAGGAAATGTAGAGTCAGTTGGAATTGTTACTGCCACAACCTATTATGGGGATGGTAGTAATCTTACTGGAATTTCTGCCGGTAGAGTTGCATCAGATTCTGTTGGTGTTCATACTGATAGGCAACTTGGTATTAACACCAATGGACTTACATCAAATACATCACTTACTGGTGTTGGAAATTCATTCCAAGGTATCTATATTTCAAATGGAATGATCATCCATGATAACTCTCTAAATGGGAATCATTATATTGGTACAGCATTTAATGGATTGATGGCAGGTCCAGTTACAATTAATGGAGCACTGACAATTGATGGAAATTATGTTGTTGTTTAATAAATACTTGAACGGAGAGAATTAATAAATGACTCTTATTAATCAAAATAGTATATCTGGCATCAATAGTATTACTGCTGAGAGTAATACTATTAATTTCTATGACGTAGTAGGTAATAAGTTAAATATTAATTGTGGAGTAACAGTAGCGACTGGTGCGACGATAGGTGGATCTACGAATACCATTACCGCATCAACGAATGGTAGTGAGAGAGTTAGAATAGATTCAACTGGAAATGTCGGCATCGGGACAGATAATCCAGCATCATTATTACATCTTCAAGGTTCTGCACCAAGAATTACATTTACAGATACTGCTGGCACTGATGATATTGGTAAAATATTTTCATCTTCTGGGGCATTATATTTACAGCAAAGAGATGGTTCTGCTCATGGTGAAATTATTTTTAGAACGGAAAATAATTCCACAGCGGTAGAAAGACTTCGTATAACAAACACTGGCAATGTCCAAATTGCCAACGGAAATTTAGTATTCTCAACATCAGGAACTGGTATTGACTTCTCTGCGACTGCTGATAGCTCTGGCACTATGACCAGTGAGCTGCTGGATGATTACGAAGAGGGTACTTGGACGCCAGCTTACGACACAAACACTACATCTTCAACTGCTATCACTTACAACAATCAAACTGGTGGTTCTTACATAAAAATTGGACGAGCGGTTTATATTTGTGGACGTGTTAGGACAAACAACAATCAATCTCTTGATGGTACAGGAAACATTGTCTTAACAGGATTACCTTTTGCAATTTCTGATGGGTTTGACGGTGATGTTAATACCCAAGATACCTATACAGTTATTTCCGTTCAGCAAGTTGATGGTTGGACTGAAGCCCCTCTTGTATTGCTTGGTCAAGCAGGATTCAGCACGTTAGATTTATACAATGGTACGACGCTTTCCGAACCAGTGGTGGTAGCAGATTTCGGTACTGGAGGTAGCGGTATCAACAGAATGCGTTTCTCTGGATTCTATTTTACTGACGACTAAGTACTCACACGCCTAACCCTGTTTAATTCGGAGGATTATCCAGGTAAGAAGTAAAGACATAAATATCTAAAAAACCTATAATGGCACTTGATCGCTTAACAAAGATTACAACAACTGGTATTGCTACTGGTTCATCCTTGACAGTATCATCTGTTGATATCCTTGGTACTGGATTGACGACATCATTATATGTTCAAGGTCAATCTCAGGTTAGAAAAGTTGCGATCACAACAACCTCAACAGATTTGACATTAGAAGAAGGTAGAACATATGTTTATTATGGTGTAGGAACTTATACACTTCCAACATCACCAGTGGTTGGAGATAGGATTGAGATAATAAATAGAAGCGGAGTTACAACCGCAATTCTTGCAAGAAATGGTAGCAACATAATGGGTGTTGCAGATGATTTGGAATTAGATATTATCGATGCTAATTTCAAAGTTACATATGCCAATGAAGCAGACGGTTGGGTAGTAAGTAGTTAAGTCATGCCAAGAAAGCTTTCCAGATATCTAAGAGGTCTTACCACAGAAGTTGGCATTAGAACTTCTAGAAACTTCGTCATTGCAACTGACGAAAGAATTGCAGATACTGCGGAGGTTAAACTCCAAGTAAATAGTGGTGCTGTCTTCACTGGCAACGCTGGTATTGGTTCAACAAATCCTCAGGCAAAACTTGATGTTGTAGGTGATATTAAAGTTAGTGGAGACTTAAATATTGGTGTTGGTGCAACAATTTCTACACCAAATGATAATGAATTGTCATTTAATACTAATAGTGCGGAAAGACTTCGTATAACAGGTATTGGTTCTGTCGGTATTGGTGTTACCGATCCATATTATTTTCTTGATATTCGTTTTAACGATAATACTACAGAATTAAGTGGTGGTGCTTCCGGTAACTGGGATGCTCAAGGTCTAAGACTTGAAAATGATAATACTACTATTGGTAGTATGTCTTTGATGCATTTTAGATCGGGCAATAATGCCGATTGGCACGTTGGAACAAAATATTATGGTACTGCTAATTCTGACTTTATAATGCTTGAGGAGGGCGTTGAAAAACTTCGTATTACAAATGAGGGCAGAGTTGGTATTGGGACAGATGCCCCAAATGCTAACTTAGAGATTTGGGGAGACACGGGACTATACATTCAGTCGGCAACAAGTGCAACAGAAGCAAAGATAAGATTATCATCCCATATTTCTTCTGAAATTGATTACAGTAATCCATTTGCTGATGATTTGTTTCAATATGGAACTATAAGTTATACTCACTCTGATACTGATTCGGGTGATTATTATAGTGGTAATACTTATAATGAAAGGTTTCTTATACAAGGATCAGAGACTAGAACTAAGTTTCAAGTTAATGGTGATATTTGGTCAGTAACTGAAGATGGTGCTAGCGGAAGATTTGCTTGTATTGATGGTGTAGGTCGCTTTTATAGCAGTGTAACTACTGGTTTACTTTACCATCCAGATGGAACTCGTACATATACTGGCTCTGAGACTGGGCATTATTCTTATGTAAACGATGCCACTACTTATACTTATATTGCAGCAAGGGAAGCTAGTGATTGGTCTGCTATTTTCCATTCCAAGTATGTTGACGTTAATAGACATGGATTTTACGGGAATGGAGTTGCTTCCCATTACAATTCAATGTATATTGGAAGAGTATTTGATAATGGTACTAGTTCTACTCCTTCTTCTGATTATAATTCAGGAGAATATGGTATTCAATGCAATGCATCTGCATCAAATGATAGAACATATATGTATGGAAGAAATGTTGCCGACACCTCACAAGTTTTTCTTTCTGAAGTTAATGGTGAAGATAATATTGAGTTTACAGCAGCTGGTAATGGATATTGGGATGGTAGTGCTGACAATGGTCCTGCTGACTATGCAGAATACTTTGAGTGGGCAGATGGAAATCCAAATAATGAAGATAGAGTTGGAAAGACTGTAGTTATTGTTCCAAATACAAATGGTAAAATTGGAATTGCTTCAACAACTGATGATGCCTCATTGATTATTGGTGCTGTTTCTGGAAGACCAGCAATTGTTGGTGACAGTGCTCACTTTGCATGGCATGGAAGATATAGAACTGATGAATTTAATCGAAGGATTACAGAAACTGTTGAGATCTATACTTATGAAGGTGTTGATGGTGAATTGGAAAGGGTCAGAAAAGACAAACTTGAAGAAGGATTTGAAATTCCAGACAATTGGACTTTAACAACTGCAGAGTCATTATCTTTAAGTGATGATTATGATCCTAGTATGGATTATACTCCAAGAGAAGATCGTCCAGAGTGGAGTCCAATTGGTTTACTGGGTAAACTGACAGTATATAAAGATCAAATTAAGGGTGATCGTTGGATCAAAATGGAAGATATTAATGAGCAACTTGAAAAATGGTTGGTCCGATAAATAACTAAAAAACCATAATGGGATATCTTGGCAGGGGTTTAGACAGAGGGAACTATTTAAAACTGGACGACATACAGTCACAGTTTGATGGTTCCAAAGTGACCTTTAATTTGACATCTGGCGGTCAAGCATTTTATCCTGGTTCTTCCTATTCCATTTTAGTTTCACTTGCTGGTATTATTCAAGAACCAGAGTCTGCATATAGTATCACGAACAATACTATTACATTTGCTTCTGCACCAGCAGCAGTTGATGATTTCTTTTGTATTGCACTTGGAGTTCCCATTGGTATTGGAGTTCCTGGGAGAGGATCTGTAAATACTGATACGATTCAAAATCAATCAATTACTGCGGAAAAACTGCACCCAGATGCCCTTGCAGGTGCTGCTGGAACCTGGGGATCTAGTAACGTTGGTGTTCATACATCAAAACTTGTTGGTATTAACACTACGACGATTGTAGGAACTGCAAGTTCTGAGGGTGCATTACAAGTCAATGGTAACATTGCAATTGTAGAAGGTGCATTGCTGACCAATAAGAATATTGAAGGGGAAATATACGTACCAAACACTAAGAACGCTTTGTTAATTGGTCCAGTCACTGTTGGTGCTGCTGCTACAATTGATGTTGCTGTTGGTTCTGTTCTAGTTATAGTCTAAATATTAGAAAGGATATTATAAGAGAATGAGTACTCTCCGCGTTAGTAATATTGAGGCGAAGGCGGATGCGTCTAGTCCCTCAGTAAATGAAAAAGTAAAAGTTACTAACTCCAATGGTGATGTTTTAGTTCACATCAATGGAGAGACTTCGGGTGTCACAACTGTTGGCATCAATACAACAGGAGAAACTTTTAATGTTGATTCAAATCAGAATGTAACATTTGTTGGTGACTTATATGCACCAAATATTTCTGTTGCAGGAACGATTACTTATGATGATGTAACTAACGTTGATTCTATTGGAATTATCACTGCAAGAACTGGTGTTAATATTTTAAATGGTAATCTTACATTAGCAGGTGCAGCATCATCTGTTGGTATCAGAACAGACCAACCAGTAGTTTCGTTAGATGCTTCACAGGCAACTGATGCCTTTGCACTACCACAAGGAACCACAGCACAAAGACCCACTGGAAACAACCCATATATAAGGTGGAATACAACCAACAGTGCTCTGGAGTTTTATAACGGCACTGATTGGGTAGAGATTATCAGTGACTATTTCCCTTCTGGTTCCACTATTTTAGGTTGAGGTAAGATATAATGGCAAACGAATATTTAACAAGAACTCCTACAAGCACTGGAAATACAAAAGTATTTACTTGGTCTGGGTGGGTAAAAAAGAATGAAATTGAAGGTGGTTTTGGTAGATTTTTTGAGTCTGGTGCAATTGGAGATAGAACGTATTTTACCTATACAGAATTTGATGAAATAAGATTTACTGAACAAGCAGCATCAAGTAATAGGGATAGTCTTGTATCAAATTATAAACTGAGGGATTCTTCCTCATTATGTCATGTAATGATTGCTGTGAATACTACCCTGTCAAATGAAGATGATAGAGTAAAAATTTACATCAATGGAAGTTTAATAAACAATCATGGATTTTCAACAGACGATCCACCAGGTCTAAATGCAATTTTTCAACATAATGAGGAAGGAGAAACGCAATACATAGGAAACTCTGCAAACCAGGCAGCAGATTTTCAAGGATACATGTCCGATGTGTTTCACGTAGACGGTCAAGCACTCACACCAGAAGTATTCGGATTCTATAAGGACGGAAACGGTTATATCTCTGCTGGTTCTACACAAGTAACTGATTTCAGACCAGGACAATGGGTTCCAAAAACACCAAGAGTCATCAAAACTGAAATCAACCGCAGAGGTGGTTTTGGAGTCAATGGTTACTATCTTCCTATGAATGATAGTTCCAACTTTGGTGCTGACTTCCATTGTGCTCCTAACAGTATCATCACACTGAAAGGTGAAGACCTACCACAACCACGCAACGGTGCTCCAACGACTACTGATTCTTATGTAAGTCAGTTGAGAACAGACCCTTATGCTGCAAATTTGGTTCTTGCTATTCCTGGTATTAGTGGTGGTCAGGGTAGTGGTTATGGTGATTACTCTGCTGATATTAAAGGTAGTGGAAGCAATAAGACTCTTACGGCAGTTGGTAATGCTGGTGTTGCTGCGACTGCTTCTTATTATGGAAGTGCTTTGAGTTTTGATGGGTCTGGTGATTATTTTGAGATTGCAAATAATGACGATTTTGACTTTGGTAGTGGAGATTTTACTATTGAGTTTTGGCAGAATGCCAATAATTTTACTGCTAATTCTGGATCGGGTATATGGGATAATGCTAATAATCAAAGATCTTGGTTAATCTATAACAGTACAACTGGAGGGCGTGTAAGATTTTACGTATCTGTTGATGGAACTGCTAGTGTTAATATTAATACAACAGGACCAGATATACCAACTGGTGAATGGGTTCATTTCTGTATGGAAAGAAATGGTTCAAATCTTGTTGGATATGTTAACGGTGTATGTGTTGGAATTAATACCAATCTAGGAACACAATCACTATTTACACCCGTAGATCCATTATGGATTGGAAGCTGGAGTTCAAATGACTTAAATGGTTACATACAAGATTTCCGTGTCTACAAAGGTGTAGCAAAATACAAAGGTGGTTTTGATGTTCCGAAACCTTATACGCCAGTAGGTATTGCGACTTGGAGAGCAGTTTCTGATACGACTGCGAATAACTTTGCGACTATGAGCCCTTTGATTGAAGCAAGACCTTCATCAGGAAGTAATACTAACCATGCTTCTTCTATTCTTACTTTTGCTGATGGTAACCTAAGTCTCACAAATGATGCAGATAGTGGAAAGTCTCAGAGACAAATGGCATTTTCTTCTGTTGGTTTCTCAACTGGTAAATGGTATTATGAACAAATCACAGGATCAAACGGCAGACTCTGTTTGTCTAAGGGTATACAACAAAACATATATGGACTTGAAGCAGGTTCTGGAGCTGGATTAGAAGCACTTGTAAGAATTAATGCTTTTGATGGTGTTATTTCTATTGCTAGTACTGCATATTATTCCACAGCAACCCCAGCAAATTTAACTGCTGAATCATTTGATACTACAAATGTGATGGGTGTCTCAGTTGATGCAAGTCTTGGTAAGAATAATTTAACTGTTCAATTCTATAAAGATGGAGTTGGTATTGCTACATTAACTGGTATTGGAGCAACTTCTCCTGTTGAAGAATGGTTCCCAACTAAACTTCCTAGATCTTCTGGAACAGCAGACGAAGCATATTTTAACTTCGGACAAAACCCAACATTCTCTGGAAACACCACAGCAGGAACCTTCACAGACAGCAACGGCAAAGGACTCTTCAAGTATGAACCTCCAAGTGGTTTCCTAGCATTATGTGAGGACAACTTACCAACTCCTGCGATTAAGAATCCTGGTGAGTACTTTAAGACTGTGCTATATGGGGGTGATGATAGTAATAGTCATTCAATTACTGGTGTAGGATTCAAACCAGATTTAGTTTGGATTAAGAGGAGGAATACTGCAGCATCACATTGTATAGTAGACTCAGTAAGGGGTGCTACTTTAAGATTAAAATCGGATACGAACACTGGTGATTTGGATGAGTCAGTTGTAAAAAGTTTTAATGATGACGGGTTCACTGTTTCTATTGGCAGCGGAGGAGAAAATGCAACTAATAATGCGGGTGATACTTATGTCGCCTGGTGTTGGAGAGCAGGAGCAGGCACCACATCAACAAATACAGATGGTTCAATCAATTCTGTGGTGAGTGTCAACCAGGATGCTGGGTTCTCTATTGTTTCTTATGCTGGTAATGGAAGTGAAAGTGCAACTGTAGGACATGGACTTGGAAAAACCCCATCAATGGTTATTGCAAAAGAAAGAGATGGAACAAATTCTTGGAGTGTTAAGCACTCTTCTCTTGCTACAAATTTTGTCCTTCTTTTAAACACAACCAATGGACAAAGAAATGCATCTACTTCATTTAGTGGTGGTGGTGTTGAAAACCTAGCACAAAATACTTTTGGATTTGTGAGTGGAACTAGTAATGCAGATAATGTTGTGGAAAGTGGAAAAAATTACATCGCTTACTGTTGGACAGAAATAGAAGGTTTCAGTAAGTTTGGAAGTTATGTTGGAAATGGAAACGTTGATGGTCCTTTTGTGTATTGTGGATTTAAGCCAGCAGTAGTAATTCAAAAAATTATCACCGATACTAATAACTGGATTATTAATGACTCTTCAATTAATTCTATAAATCCATCAACTATAGGATTAAGACTTAATACTAATGATGAAGAAATTGATTCTGTATCAAATATATTGGATTTTTGTTCTAATGGATTTAAAATTAGAGGTGCAGGTAGCGTTATGAATACAGCAAATGAAACTTACATCTTCGCTGCCTTCGCAGAATCACCATTCCAGACTGCCAATGCTAAATAGATAAAAAACTCCTATGAGTATCCTGAATGTCAATCAAATACAACCCGTAGGAAGTGGGCAAACAATAACTGTAAGTGCTTCGGATATTAGTGCAAACACTACAACAATAACTGCAAATAAATTTGTAGGTGATTTAACAGGTAGTACAGGTAATATAGATGGTAATATTAATTCTACTGGTATATCAACATTTAGTGTAATTGCTGGTGTTTCAACCATTGGTGTTGGACAAACTATTCATACAAATTCTGTTGGTGTTGGAACAAATCTTTCTGATGTAAATGATTTAAATTATCCAATAATTTTTAATACTGGAACATATAGTAATTTTGAAAGAAAACCTGGTATAGTTTGGAGATCTGATAACGATAATCCTACTCTCCCAAAAAATGCAATCTTCACTAGAGAGTATGGTGCAGGTTCTGAACTTCATTTTGCAACTTCTAGTGACTATGCAACTGGTATTACAACATCCGCTTATGTTGATGAAAGTGGAAGATTTGTAAGTAGTCAATCAACTTTTGCATATGCAAATGCTACTGGAACTCAAACAAGGGCATCTTCTAGTGGATGGGTTAAAATTACACTAAATTCATTTTTTGCTAATAATGTTACTTTTGATAATGCTAACGACAGATTTGTAATTATAGATCCTGGAATCTATCATATTATTGCCGAGATTGAGTGGAGTGCTGCTAATTCTGGTGGTGCATGGACTCCAACTATTGGAATTTATAGAAATGGTTCTACAGACGTTTTTCATTCTTATTTGCATGAGGTTTATAATTCAGGATATTCTCAGACTATCATGATAAGTAGAACTAGACCACTAGATGAAGGTGATCAAATTGAACTATGGTGGCAACAAAATACAAGTTCAACTAATACGTTTACTAATCGTTCACATCTAACAATTATGAAGGTAATTTAAAATGAAAATTTCAGAAATCTTAACAGAACTTGGAATACAGGATTGGGATTTATATGGAAATCCAACAACTGAAGAAGAGTTCAACTCTATGTTCAAAAAGGTCATAGGACTTGATGAGAATGACATCTCAATTCAATCTAGTGATCCAAATGATTTTGGTGTGACTTGGAGTCAAATTCAAGCAAAGAAAACTGAATTAGAAGGAAATAGAAAACTTGAGTGGGACGTAGTCCGTAGAGAAAGAGATGTCAAGATTGCAAAAACTGACTGGACACAACTCCCTGATGTTTCAGAAGCAACTAGAACTGCATGGCAAACTTATCGCCAAGCACTTAGAGATATAACAACTCAGTCAGATCCAAGTAATATCACTTGGCCAACTGAACCCAATTAAATAAATTTGTTATCGATAATAAATAAATAAAAAAACTCCAATGATTATAACATCAAACACGGTAAAACACGAATATACAATACCGGATCTACGCATTGTTGGAGAAGTAGATGGATTTGAAAATGTTGCAGAGCGTGCAGAGATCTATCTACATTCATCAGTAACTTTTGATCATACTCACGATATATTTGTTGAGTCTGATGCAGGAGTTGGATACACTACTTCAGTAACTGAAGAAAAAACACTAACAGAATTTACTCACTTTGGAGTTGATTTAAATACTGTTGGTATTGCTACTGCTTCTTTCACTGCTTTTAATGATCTAGAAGAAGATCAAGTTGTTCAGTGGTGTATTGATACTGAGACTGATACTATTCAAGATATTCAAGATACACAAGAAGCAAAAGTACTTGAAGCAAAGGATAAGGTTTTAAATCCAAAGAGATATCTTCATGAATATCCTGTAACTCCTTGGAGAGTAAGAGCAGATCAAGAAGCTTCTGAGTCTTAAAGCTATTATCCATCCTTCAACCCTAACAAAGGTATTCTACTCATAATATAGGGTCTTGTCAAGTATCATAAATAGTCAAAAAAGTATGATATAATGTCTGATATCAGATTTAATCGCTGGTTACATCAATCTGGCACTGGTGGAATACATCAGGATAGTTCCGGCAATATTGGTATAGGAACTTCTGTACCAACCGTTAAAGTTGATATACAGGGTGGTGACTTAAAGGTTGGAGATCAACTATTTTCAAGTTCTGGTGTTTCTGGTCTGAATATTACTGGTGGTAATGTCGGCATCAACTCAGAATCTCCAACATTAGGTTTAGACATAAACAAAGGTGCTAATTCTGGTGTATATCTTGGAAATCCTACAAATGGATATAAGCTAAGGGCAAATGTATCATCTTCCCTTAATGGCGGGTTTCTCATTGAAGATGAGAGTGGTGTCGATCTCTATAATGTAAGGAGTAATGGTGCTGGAACAAACCCCAACACACATAAATTTTATGTGAATGGTAATGAGAGATTGGGTATAACTTCAGAGTCAGATGGTACTAGTAACCTAGAAATTGGCAACGGAAACCTAGTCTTCTCAACAGCAGGAACTGGTATTGACTTCCAAAACTCTGGTATAAGTTCAACTACTGTAGCGAGTCATGTCTTGGATGATTATGAAGAAGGTACTTGGGATCCTCGTCT